CTGGGTCATCAAGCGTAAGCAATGATTTTGGTGTTGCTGTTGGCGTTGTAACACCATTAACTACATTATTTACAAACGTATTAGTTGCTGCATCACGCACGCCATATTGCAACATTGGTTCTGCAAGTAACCCTTTATATTGAGTTAACTCTTCCGTGTTAGCTTTTTTCTCTGTTGCAAGTATTGCGTTAATTTCTTTAGTAGGCAATCCAGCATCTTTTAATGCTTGTTTAGTTTCTGCAAGTTCAATCTTTTGTGATGTACGTAATGCAGTTGCTTGTACAGCTTCTGCTTTCTTAATCTGTGTGTTTACAGCACTAACAGCACTTGATACAGAAGTTAATGGTTTAGATAGTTTACCGTCATAAGTACCAACGTAATACTCAACCTTGCCTTTGTCATTAGTTAGCTTGACTACTTCACCTGGTGGCAATGCAGCAGGTTTAGCATCCACAGTAACAGCAGTTAATGTTTTAACTTTGTCAGTAACCGCTTTAGTTTGTGCAGCCTTAGCAATGTCAGCAGGAGTCTTTTGACCAATAGAACCAATCCCACCAATTGAGTTTGCTGCGTTATAACCTAAAGTTGCCATACTATCCCCTCAACTGTGCTAATAGATTAGATAATTCTGCCTTAGCCATCTCAACGTCTGTTATGTCGTTTAGGCTTTTGCTTACTAACTCTAACTCTGCTACAACTTGTTTGCGTTCTTCTAATGATTGCTTACGGTCAGCCATTGCTTCGTCTTGCACAAGTTTAACTCGTTGCATCTCAATCTCTAGTGCTGCTTTTTCTTCGTACATAGACAACTCAGCTTGTTTCATAGCGATGTCAGCCATTGCCTGTTCACGGTCACTTTGTAGCTTCTCTGATGCTAGTTGTATCTGCGCTTGCTGTTTAGCTTGTTCTGCTTGCATCTTAGCTTGTGCTGTCTGTGCTTGTAGTTGCGCTTTCATTTTCTCAACTTCAGCAAAGATAGCTGTTGGGTCTGATTGACCTTGTGCTGCCTGTGCTGCTTGTTGCTGGATGCCTTGTTCAACTTCAGGTGTAACCTCGTTCAAGAATGAAGTCGTGTCTTTAAAGCCAGCCATCTCAATCATGCGGCCAAGTGTCTTACGGTATTGGGTAACGGAAACAAGTGGATTTGTTGGCCCATATTGCTGAATGATTTGTTCTTGCTTGGCAAGTATCATTTGTAGCATGGCTATTTGTTCTTGTCTATTACCGTTACCCAAACCTACGTTAATAGTTACGTTGTATTCTGTATCCCATTCGCGTGGGTCAAACTGTACGTAGCTATTGTGAATTCGTGCTGTCTGTACTGAATTTTGGTATTTGCACATTAAATGCAAGATACCTTTAAACAATGATTTAACACCTGTTTCAGCAAATATACGTGCTATTAGTTCTAGCTTGCCGGTTGATTGCTGTGTCATTGCCGCTACTGCTGTGGCTGATACATTTTGCAATACATTTGGGTCTAAGCCTTGCTGCATATCGCTAACGCCAGTACGTTTAGCTTGTACGCCATCCAAGTATTCCATCATTGGGAATGATTGTGATGCTGTAGATTGAACCGTCATAGGCACAATAGCACCAGGATTCTTAATACGCACTACACCGCCAGCAGTTGATGTTAGCAAGTCATCTAGGTTTACTTGGCCTTCTACTGCACCAACACGGTAGTTGTTAGTTAGGTACAAGTTGTCTAGCATTTGACGCATGATTGTAGACTTGATTAGTTGCAAGTCCATCGTGCGGTCAGATAATGATTGACCAAAGAATTTATGTGGGATTGGGAATGGGCATACAGAGTGGAATGGCACATAGTCACAGTCTTCGTCATCTAAGATTGTGTTATTTGCGTACATAACTCTGCGTAACTCAAGCAAGCCAGACTTGTTCATGTCTACCTTGACATAGCACTCAAAGATTTCTACTTCTTGCATTGCGTCATCAACGTCTACAATGTCTTGTGGTATCTCACCGTTTGAGTAACGTGCCAATATCTCTGGGCTGTATGTTAAGCGGTCACCGACAGGAATGTTCATTACAACGTCTTTGTCGTAACCCATAGCAATCAACTCACCACGGGCAATACGTTTACGGTGTGCTACAAACTGTGCGTCTTGGATAGACCTTGCACGTTTATCAATCAGGAATTCTTCAGGTGGTACGTTCTCTACAACAATCTTGGACTTGTCTTTAGTACGTTTAATCTTGACGTTGTGCGTAGTAACCATAGGCATACCTTCACGCATATCTGTCAATGTTTCTTGTTCTAGTATCTCAAACTCATCATTCATCATTAGCATGGTGAGTTCGTCATCAGTCAAACCTTCGTAGGTTTCTTTCGTGATGTCTTTCTCGTCTGACCAGTAAGCCTTAACCACGCCAACTTTCTGCATCAAGGCATCCTTGAACCAGTTGTGCATGATTAAAAAGCCATCGTTCTGCTTGTAGAATACCCAGTTAGCTACGTCAGAAGCCTGGTCAGCAAACTCATCGCCACCATCCTTAGTAGCCTCAAAACGCACAGCGTCTTCGCTAGAGGTAAAAACACGGATTAGTTGAGGTAATGCACCGTCTACTGCTTCAGCGACTTCCCCAGTAACTATTGATGACTTACCTTCTACCTCGTTGCCATAAGGCTTACGTAGGTAAAAGTCCATAGAGGTGGCACGGTCTTCAACGGTTTCTGTTTCCAAATAACCGATGGAGTTGTCAATCTCTGTGGAGATAATCGTCTTTAGTTCTAATTCATCCATATTTACACTACCCATTTAGTATTTACGTTAAGTGGCTGAGTCCATGACGAATCAGGTTCGTTTAAGCCTACTGCTAAATATCTGAAAGCATCTGACCCATGTGACGCAAAGTCGTGTAATGGTGTGTCAAAGAACACGTTACGCTTTTCATCATACACTCGTCTATAGTTTCTTAGACAGTCAATGCCTTGCTTTGTTGTTTCTTTATTAAACCAGCATCTAGGTAATAAACGCCTAACTGATTGTATCCCATCTGCTACTGATAGTTTAGGTGCAATGATTATCTCAAGCCCTGATTCCATCAACATCTCTTTACGTGACCTACCAGTTCCTAGTTCTCTTACCTCAACGTCATGTGGCAATATGTGTGTGGCCTTGTGCCAGTTGTTATCACGTAGCCAGTTTACATACCACTCTAGCGATTGACTGTGATTCTCTACGTAGTCCACTAGCCTTACTTCTTTACCTACTACTTGTGCCACCCAAATGCTGGTGGAGTCAGACATACCTAAATCCCAAGCAGTAAACGTATTGCTTAAGTCATCTCTAGGCACTACACCAATGCGGTTAGCTTCTTCAGCCTCGTTCATTAGCTTGCCGTAGTAACTACCTTCTACCGGTGAATCAAAGCTACACTCAAACTCTTGGATGTACTTGTCTTCGCCCATCTCGTTCTTGGCTGATGCTAACTCTTGTGCATCTAGTAAACCTGTTTGGCTTGCCTTGAACTCTAGCAGCTTCCAACCTTCTGGTGCTGTTTCTGCCCTATCTCTAAATTCTTTAAAATGGTTGTTGCCTTTTGGAGTGCCTATAAATAAGCAGTAACCTTTTCTATCCGCTAAAGCTGGTCTGATAATCTCATTCCATATCTTTGGGTTTTGGTCACCAATCTCATCTAGCACTACGCCATCAAAATACTGGCCTCGTAAGCTGTCACCATTCTCACTACCATACAGGCTAATACGTCTGCCCATAAAGTCTACTCGTAACTCAGCGATGTTTACTGTTGCACCTAATGGTCTTGTGAACTCTACTAGGTAATCAAACGCTACTCGCTTGGCTTGGCTATATGTCGGTGCTATGTAAGCATAACGAGGATTAGCCTGTGTATTCTTTAACGCACTATGTATGAGTTGGTTAATAGCTGCTACCGTCTTACCCATCCTGCGATGTGCTACGCATACTACAAACCTATTATCCCTTACTGCCCTGTGTATCTGATTCTGTGGGTCACGTGGTTCGTAAGCAAGTTTAATCGTGGTCATTGATACCTGTTACTATATTAATGACTAAGTCCTTGCCTTCAGCACCGCTTAACTCTGTTTGTATCGGCAATATCTTTGCGTAAATGTTATAGAAGTTATTGGGATTATCTACTGCCCACACTTTCATGTGTTCAACACCGCCAATGCCTTCAAATACTGCAATTACATTATCTTTAACTGTAGCTGATATTTTGTTAGGTGTTCCTGGCTTTCTACCAGAACCTTCACGCTTACCGCCACGATTTGATATTTCGTCTACTTTTTCAAACTCTGTCATGTTTATGTGACTCCATAATGGGTGGTCACCCTGTTGTTGTTAATGTTACTACAATAATCCACGTATAATAAGTTCAGTAAATGGTACATCTAATCCATATTCACCTTGTGCGTATGGAAAGTATTTTAACCTTTGTTCTGGTGTTAAATTCATTCTAGATTGAGTCAATCTTGATTCAGCCTCGCCACCAAGATTTTTATATAGCCTATATGCTTCTTTACCAATATATTGGTCATCTTGTAATTGCTGTATGCGAGGAACTAATTGCATCCTTTGTTCCATCAACATATCATAAGCACTTTTAGCTTGTGGTGTCATCTTATCTGCTTTGGCAAGTGATGACATCTTCTCATTTAACTGTTTAACTTGGTCATTTAATTGATTTCTTTCATCAAGTAATTCTCTTACAAATTCATCTGTACTTCCACCTCTAGCGAATCCTTCTCTGTCTTGAATCCCATGTTGCAATTCGTGTAATGTGGTTGATTTTCCACCCCATTCTGGAATACCTTTAGTATTTCTTTCTAAAGCTGCTCTATTTATTTGTAAGCTATCTGATGCAAAGTTCTTAGATGGAATATAAGAGCCAAAATTTCCTTCACCTTTATTCCAACCTTGACTAATTACAATTCTTTCCATATCTGGATAAGATTGATACAACTCTGGGTGTTCAAATACTAAATTAGCATAATTACCTCTATATGGGTCTTCTGTTAATCCATAATTTTTATTTAGTAAATTTATATTTTGTTGTATTTTTTCTTTTATTGGTCTACGTGCTTCAGTTAATTGTTTTGGAAATAAATCTTTTTGATTTTTAACAGGAACAATTAAAGTTTTTAAATTTTCATTTTCTAATCTTACCGCTTTAGCTTTTTCAATTAAATCTTGAGCAGTATTAAATTTAGATGATACATCACTAATTTCTTGCCTTAACTTTCCATCAACTCCACGAACAGTACCAGTTTTTGCCCATATTTCTTGTGGTGCTACTCCAGATTTTTCTAATTTAACAGCTTGTTCTGCTTTTAAGGCATCCCACATCTTAGAACCTTTACCAATAAATGTTCCAGCTAAACTAGGAACAAATGGTAAAACTCCAGCTAAATTTCCAGCACCACTTAAATAATTGCCTTTAGAAAAATCTTGTGCAGCCAATAGACCAGAAGCTACATCTCCTACTGGGTTTGGTACTGCGGCTGCTACATCTAATAGACTTGGGTCTTGTGGTGCTTGTAACTGAAATCTCTGCTTATCGGACAGCTTTTTATCCCACCAATTGGTAGATGGGGTCATTACTTTATTTACATAATCGTTCCATGCCATAAATATCTACCAATGATGTATTGCGTTTATAACGAGTGTTAAGTTAGCAATTACAGCTAACAGTATTATTGCCCAATGGTCGTTCATTTGCTTAGTATTTCTTAGGTGGCTTCTTGCCTTTAGATTTGCACGCCATTATTTCTTACCTTTGGAGTATTTAGTCATAGCTGTATCAATCATCTTGTCTGTGCTGTTTTGCTTTGTTGGAGTTGGTGTGCGTGATTTGCCACCTGACCATAGCTTGTCTATCTTTTCAGCAATCTTGTTCATATCTCTCATAATTAATCCTCCATCTCAAATTCTTTTTCTTCCCATACAGAACATAGACGGGAGTTATGGCAAATAAAGTCTAGCTTATGGCAATAGCCACGTTGGGCTTGACCATCGTATAGGTCGTATTTGTTTAATGGGATTTCTTCCATCATCTCAAGCATTGATGGTGTGTTTTCGTAGTAACTGCAATTGCCGCAGCGTTGACGTTTAGCTTCGTCTGGAGTGATTCTGAATGCCTTGGCCATCTTTGACCAGTATTCTTTGTTAGGTAAGTCTGGGTTTAATGGCCCAAGAGAATAGTTTTTAATGGCATTTTCTGTATTTGCGTCGTTCTCTTTAACAGATACGATACCTTCTTTAATGTCCAATAAGCCCATAACTATCCTTAAAAAAGTAGGAGGTTCTCGCAACTAGACTACCTCGGAGTCTACCCTATCACGTCTGAGGGGCAATGATTGCTTTCTAGCGATGTACTGTCGCCGGAATAAAAAAGTAATGCAAAATCGCACTACTATAAATCTTTACGTGACTATATCATATCCTTTACTTTGCGTCAATATATCACCAATACGTGCTTTTGCTATATTAAAATAGTTTTCATCTAACTCAATGCCTATAAAATTACGATTCAAGTTTTTACAGGCA